CTTTTTATTAAAAAACTCTGTTATCTTTTCTTCTTGTATTTCTCCAGTTGCTAATTTCACTAAATCATCCAAATGAGAATATCGCTTAGACTTGTAAAATTGCCTGGTTGATGCCCTTTTTTCTGAAATATATGCTTTTATGTTGTGTTTTGTTAAGTTTTTAGATGCATAAAATCTAGCACTTTTTGGTGAATATCCAGCATTTATGGCACTTTGAGTAGCATTACCACTATTAACATATTCTTCACAGAATTTGATTTGTCTTAAAGTCAGAGGTCTAGGTTTTTTTTCTTTAATTTCAGATATGTAGTCCACCTCTTCTTATTTTTTTTATATTATACACTAATTATATACTAATTATACACTAATTTCAATCAAAAAGCAATTTTTTTTATCGACAAGCAACTTTTTTTATAATTTGCATATATTGAATTATAAATACAAAAAAGGAGGCAAAAAATGAAAAATATAAAAATAAAAGAACTTGAAATAAAAATAGAAATAAATCTATTAATATTCAAGTTCCTTATAATCATAAAATTTTAATTTAATTTTAAAGGCAAAATATAATATAATTCCGTTTTATTAATATCTTTTTTAATTATACAATAATCTAATTTATCTTTGAATAATAATTCTACTTCATCGCCTGTAATAGAATTTAAAGCATCAATAAGATATTTGGGATTAAAATATATTTTTAACCATTCCCCTACATTTTCAAATTCATTTTTAGATGGAACATTTATTTCAAATTCCCCTATTTCAATATTAGAAGAAATGATAATTTTATCTTCTACAATATTTAATTTTATCATTTTCTTTTTTTCTTTTTTTATAACTGAATTTATTTTCTTTATTGCATCAAGAATTGTTTTTTTGTTAACTCGTGCCACTATTTTATAATCTTCTCGAAAAATCGCATCATATTTAATATAGTCTCCTTTAATTAAACGAGAAGTGATAAAAAATTTTGAAGTTTCAAAAAGAATGTTTTTGTCTGTAAAATGAAAAAAAACATCTTCATTTGTCATAGAAATAATTTTACTTAATTCAGACATAGTTTTTGCTGGAACAATAACTTTAAAATTTTCATCTGAATATTCAGTTTCTGTTTGTCTATAAGAAATTCTAAAACCATCAATAGCAACAATATTTAAAAAACCGTTTTTTATTTCTAACAATTCCCCTGTGAGCATTGGTTTTGTTTCTTCATTTGAAACAGAAAAAACAGTTTGTCTAATCATATTACCTAAAGTGTTTGAATTAATTTTAAATTTTTTCCTTTCTTCCACTTCAAGTTGAGACGGAAAATCGATATAATTATAAATTTTCATTTTAAATTTGTAATTATCAAAAGAAATTTCAACTAAATTTTTATCAACACTTTTTATAATTATATTCGCTTCTTTTGGAAAATGTTTAATAATATCATAAAAAGATTTAGAATTAATAGCAATTGAACCTCGTTCGATAACTTCACATTCTATCGGTTTAGTTTCAATACCCATTTCTAAATCTGTAGCAAGAAGTTTAAAATTTTTAGAAGAAAAAGTAGCATCAACAAGTACACATTCTAAAATAGGAACAATTGCTCTAGTACTAGTAAATTTAGTAACAACATTTAAATTTTCAATAAGAGATTGTTTGGAACAAATAATATGCATAATTAAATTCTCCATCCATTTTTAAGATAAAAAGGAGTGTTTCAAATGACACACTCCTGGTGGGGTTATATTTTTTTTAACTTCTTTTTCTTTTTCTTTTTCTTTTTTTGCTTTTGATTTTCTGTTTTTTTAAGTTTTTAAAAAATATCGACATCTTTTTTTGAAAACTTTAGTTTTTTTTAAAAAAAAATTTATAATTTATAACTTGTAATTAATATTTCTAATTCTTCTATTGCTTTTTTATAATTTAAATTTATTGTATTTTTTATTATATTAAAAATTAATTGCTTCTGATTTGATTTTATTTTAAGTTGTTCTATAAGATTTAATAATATAGTATTTGTTTTTGTTTTCAATCTATTTGGCATATATTGTTTTTTTCTATTTTCTTCTAATTTCTCCAAATAAAATTTCGCTTTAAGTAAGTCTTGTAATCCATTTTTTTGTGGAAAACGAAGCAAATATTTAATAACATTACCTTTTGAAAATGATGATGCATAACCAGTAGAATATATCAAATCAAAAACTTCAAATTCGCCTAATTTATAATGACTTCCACCAACCTCATCATCTGCAACAAGTTTAATTATTCTATTTTTATAATAATCCGTTTTCAATTCTCCCACTACCTCCCTAAAAATTATATTATCATCCAATAGATTATTTATTATAATTTTTCGTTTAATTACATAGTCTTTTGCTTTTGCTGTTATTTCTGATTTTAAATCTTCAATAACATATTTTTGTATGCCACAATCATAGTAATAGAAATCCGCCTTGTATGTTATTTTATCTTTTTTTATTGTTTCCTTAATAGTTTTATTTAATTTAATAGTGCTTATTATTTTTTTTGCTTCAAACTCTTGTATTGTAAATTTTTTTTGAAATTCTAAACTTTTAATTTTTCCTTCTTTTTCTAATTCATTTAAATAAATTGCTCTATTACTTTCAGCGATAGAATCAAATTTAATTGTTTCACCATTAATTTTTTTTTCTATTTTTATATTGCCAAATTTATTTTTCATCTAATAAATCTCTTTCTTTATTCATACTAATAATAATTTTTTTTATGTTATCCAAAATATTACTATAATTATAAATTATTTTCTTTTGATTTTTTAAAAATGCATCTTTTAAAATTCTATCTATAAAAATTATTTCAGAAATTAATTCATTTTTTTTACTTTGCCCACAATTTCCCTGATTAATTTTTTTTATTATAAAATCCGCTATACCATTTTTAATAAATAACATAAAATTCTCCTTATTTTTTTACTTTTCTTAGTATATAATTTATATCATTAGGATTTTCTTTTTTTTCAATAAAAAATCTTAATTCTTCAGTAGTCGCCTTGCTTATTATTTCAAAAGCAACAATAAAACAGAAAATAGCAATAGTAATTAAGATTATATATTTTAAAATTTAAATCACCTTCTAAACTATTAAATAAAATAAGAACATAGTTAATGCAAATATAATTAAAATAATAGAAAAAGCAACTTGTTTACCCCTCTTAATCTTTTCCTGTCTTCTATCTTCAAAAATAAATTCCATTGCTTTTTTATCATATTCCGTCATAAAATTCTCCTTAAATTATTTTTTATATATTATTTATAGATTTTAAAGAAAATATACCTCTTAAAAAGGCATATCTTCATCTTTAATATCTTCTTCAATTATTCCACTTAATTCATTTCCATTTGATTGACTTCTAGCATCAAAACTTGCTTTACTTTCTGTAAATTCTTGTTTCTCAATAAAAACTTCAGTTGACCATTGTCTTCCTTTTTCCTCATCTTCCCAACTTCTAATTTGTAATTCTCCAGTGACTAGAATTTGCATACCCTGTCTTAAATATTGTGCAGTGAATTCTGCTTGTTTTCCGATTGCTACACATCTTATAAAATTTGCTTCTGGTTCGCCTTCTCTTATATAATTTTTTCTAACCGCTAGTGTGTAATTGCAAATTGCCATTGGATTATCGCTTTTTGTATATTTAACTTCTGGATTTTTTACAAGTCGTCCCATTAAAATAACTTTATTCATTTGTTTTTTTCTCCTAAATTTTATATTTTTTATTAAGACTAGAGGATTTTGCCCCTAGTCCATACAATCTTCTTCTAACCAGTCTAAAAAAATCTAAAATATCGTCATCATCTAAACCATAAATTTCTTTTGTAATTTCCCAGTCTGCTTGTTCGCCCATTATTTCACCTCATCTTCTTTTTTTTCTTCCAAATCATCAATTTCAATAACTTCTTCTTCTGTTTCAAAAATACTTTCTGGTTCAACATTAATCATATTTCCAGAAATTTCTGCTTTAACTTGATTATCTTGCTCAAAAACTTTTGCCAATTCAGTTGAAACTGGTGCAAATTTCAAAAGTTTTTTAAGAACTGTTTTGTGTGCCATCGCTTCAAAATGTTCTTTCCAAACTGATGTTTTATAATTATAAGATTGTGAATATTTTTCTCCGTGTTTTCCAACATCTTCTTTGCTCATTACTACAAAACCTTCGCCACCGTTAACTAACTTATACATTGCATAGAAATGTGTTATTTCACCTCTGTTTGAATCTGCTGGTTTGTGTTTTAATTTTGGGTCAAGTCCTAATTCATAATCAAATAAATCATTTTCATAAACAGAATGTGCTTGTATTGTTTTAAATTCTCCACTTCTTTGTGCAAGTGTTAACATTCCACGATATCCTAGTTGAAATTGTGCTTCGGTTTTTTCTACAACCCATTTGTCGCCTTGCTTTTTCTTTTTGTCATATGGTATTAAATATGCCTGTCCCAAAACTGTATTAGGTTCTAATCCTAATTGAGCAGAAGTTAACATTGCTCCAATTAAAGATACTGGTGTACATTCTCCTAATTTTGGATTTTTTGCTATTGCTGTTGTTACAATACTTAAAAATCTTTCAGGGGTCATAATTTTAGGTAATGCTTGTTCTATTTGTGGCAAATATGCTTCAATAAGTTGTTTGGTAGTTCTTTTTTTATTTACTTTTTTTTCTGCAACCTTTGTCTCTTTTACAGTTTCCATTAATCCATTCATATTTAAATCTTTCATATATTTATCCTCCTAATTTTTAATTAATTTCATTTCAACTACTTCTCTTATTTTCTCATCATTGGTTTTTCTATATTTAATTTCTAAACTAAAAAATCTTGCTTTTTTATATTCTAATTTTTGTAATTGTTCTGCTAATTTTTTGAAGTAATAACAGGAATTTCTTTCGTCGAATTTAAAGTTAATATCAAAATCAATTTTTTTATATTTAAATCCAGTTTTATAATTTAAAAACTCTCTTTTGAAATCAACTTTATTAATCAAATTAGTGTTAATAATCAATTCATCTTTCAATTTTTCTGGTAATAATTCGTCCAGATTAAATTTAATAGTTCTTGAAGGTCTTCTTCTTATTTTTTCTTTAACCATCTATTTATCCTCTTATATTTTCTTAATTTTTAAAGTTTTAGAAGTACTTGTTTTGTTACATTTTTCTTTTATTTCTTCAGAAATTTCAACTAACTCAAATAATTTTTTCTTGTCAAAAGTATTTCTTGTAGTTTCCTTGATTTCTATCTTATAATTTTCTGAAGTTGCCTTTGAATTTCCTTCCATATCTTTCAAAATCTGCTGTTTCAACTTCTCTTTTTGTTTTTCTAAATCCTTTATTTGTTCATCTAAACTGTCCAGTAGTTTAAAGTTAGTTTCATCAAAAATTACAATTTCATCATCATTTTTTAAGTTTAATCCCATTAATCTTTTAGTTGTTTCAGAATCTCCATCAATTGAAATTTCAGGTTCAATTTTGTTTTCAACCAAATCCCAAAATGTTTTTTCTTTCTCAATAATCATCTCAATCAATTCTTCGTTTCTGTCGATTTTAAAGGTGTAAAGTTTAAGAGAAATCATATCTAAAATTGAAATATACCAGCAATCAGCACCAGTAACCGCCATATAGTGTAAACATTGAAGTTGATATTGTAATGGAACTACTCCTTTTTCTAAATCCTTTTTCAGATTAAAATTTCTAGTTGTTTTACATTCAAGTCCAGCATTTTCTCCAACTATCCACCTATCAATATTTGCTAACATAAATGGATATTTTTTATTTTGTAATGTGCAAGGTTCAATTTTAACTTTTTTATTTTCATCTTCAGAAAAATATTTTGCTACAAGTTCCTCATTATGATTTCCAATGTCAAACATTCGCTCTTTGGATTTATCTTCTATGATTTCAGAGTTTCCAGTCTTTTCTAACCACAATTTGTATGGATTGGACCATTTAGATAATCCTAAAATTGCTCCTAAATCTGAACCACCAATACCTAATTTTCTTTGTTGTAACCATTCTTCACGATTATTTGTTTTACTTAATTTTATATATTGTAAATTTTCTTCAACTTTATTTAATTTCTTTTCTAAAAAATCTTTTAATTCAGCAATTTCTTTTTTGGTTAAACGGTCACCATTATCAATTTCAAAATAAAATTTTCCATCAATAATTTTTCCAACTTTTCTAATTCTTTTTTCACCGTTCAAGATTTGCCAATGTGCATAAATATGATTTAACATATTTTGTGTAAATGTGTAATTTCTATATTTATTGCTGAATCTAATATTTTTTAATTCAGGTTTTGAATTATCATCAAATGTAATTGGAATGTATAATTTACTGTATGGTTTGAAATTCGGTATAGCAAATTTTAGTTTCACTATTGACAACCCCTTTTTTTTATTATAGAATATATTAAAATATTTTTTCATTTGTAAAAGTCCAAACCATCAAAATAGGTTTTTGATGGTTTTTTTATTTAAAACTTCTTTTTATTTTCATTATATTTAATATTTGTATATAATCTTCCAAAATTCTTTCCAATGAAGTTAATTCTTCTGTTTTTTTATTACCCAATATAAATTTGTTATACATATCAAAAACATAATTACAATGTAAATTAAATTCCAAATCGGTTAATTGTTTTAATTTTTTGGTAGGTTCTAATTTTTCATAATTATTAAATTTGTACATTTCTTTCAGTTCATCTAAAACAAATTTGTCTAAAATTTTATTTCTGTTAAATATTATGAAATCTTTTATTATTCCAATTTTTTCTTCTTTGCATAAATTACAACAAAAACCAATGTAAATACTATTATCTTCTGTTCGTTCAGAAACAATTAAAGAATTTTTATGAAAATTATAGAATAGTTTATTTTCTAAATTTTCAGAACAAAATTTTGCAAGTTTTTTTCTATCAAAATTTAAATTATTATCCAATTCAATCATTTTAAACATCCTTTTTTATATTTATTTTTTATTTAATTCTTTAATTACTTTTTCTAAAAAATTATCATCATAAGATATTTTTTCTAAAAATTTATTAAAGAAATCTGTTATGGTGAACTCATTTCTCATTAATTTTTTTTTCATATTTTCCCAATTTTCGGAATTGCAATATAACATTTTTTTTATATTATTTTTTTTCATTATATAACCCCCTATCCATTTTTATTTGTTTTGTTTTGTTTTGTTTTGTTTTGTTTTGATAAATATATAATAACATTACTTTTTTGGTTTGTCAATACTTTTTTTAATTTTTTTTTATTTTTTAAAAAAGTATAAAAAAAACAGCATAAACATTAGGTTGTATATACTGTTTTTAACGAAAGACAAAAACACAATTTAAAAATTTGTGCAACATAGAAGAAATAAACAACGAAAGACAAAAACACAATTTAAAAGTTTCTTTAACTTCTTTAAATTGGATTTGTCAGAGTTTAAAAATTGAAGAAGCAGAAAAAAAATTATTAATTTTTGAATTAATTCAATTTTTTAAGCAAAATAAAACAACCGACCACAAAATAAAATTTGATAACACACTTGAAGCGATTAATATTTTATTTAGCAAGGAGTAAAAAAATTAAGTGGTATTAAACCACTTACAGAATAACACAATTTTTTTGTACATTCTTACAGGAGGGAATAATTTTTTATTATTTTAAAATTAGAGGTAAAATACAAAAATTAAAAATACACTATATTCAAATTGAGTTATTCTATGAGCGATTTAAAACCATTTCTTAAAAATATAGTAACCGCCGAAACGGTTACAAATAAAAAAGGACTTTTTAAAGTTTGTTAAAAATGTAAATATTAAATTCTTTTTTTTAGCAAACACAAAAAAATTAAAACTAAATTTATATTGTAAGATATCATTATAAATAATTTTTTCTAAATTGTCAAATAATAAAATTGACTTTATTATAATTTTATTATATAATTAAATTCTAATCCATTAAAATTCCATTATCTTGTGATTTTTTGGTATAAAGTTAATATCCAAATTTATATTAACTTTATACCTTTTTCTAAATTTACGAATCTAGATTTCCCACCGTCAAATCCCAAATAAATTTTCCCAATTTCTCCATTTCTATTTTTTCCAACTATTATCTCTGCTATATTTTGCTTTTCTGTTTCAGGGTTATAATATGCATCACGATATAAAAACATAACAACATCGGCATCTTGTTCAATTGCACCAGATTCTCTTATATCAGAAAGCATAGGTCTTTTATCTTGCCTTTGCTCACAACCCCTAGAAAGTTGCACAGCAACCATTATAGGAATATTTAATTCTTTCGCCAATAACTTTAAATTTCTTGAAATTTCAGAAATTTCTTGTTGACGATTTTCTGTTCTTCTTGTCCCTTCCATAAGTTGCAAGTAATCTATAACAATAAAATCTATTTTTTCTTCACTTTTCATTCTCAAACATTGTTCACGGATTTTATTTATAGTTATATTATTTGGGTCAGAATTTATAAATAATTTTAAATTCGAAGTATAAGTAAATGCATCAACTATTTGTAACCAATCCTCATCTTGCAAGTGTCCATTTTTAATTTTTTTTAAATCTAAATTTGAATTTTTCGCTAAAATACGAAACATTAATTCATCGTTTGACATTTCCAATGAGAAAAAAGCAACATTTTTTTTTCTAGATATTTTTTCCGCAATATTTGACAAAAAGACACTTTTTCCCATAGAAGGTCTCGCACCAACAACAATTAAATTTCCACCATTAAAACCATTAACCATATCATCTAATTCTATAAAACCTGTTTCTAATCCATTTATTTTATTTCCACTTTGAAAATTTTTGTAGTTTTGTTCTATTTTATTTAATGCTTCATTAACCGCTTCTTTGGCATTAATAAATGAAATCGTTTTATTTTCTTTTATTGTTTCAATTGCATCTATTTTTTCTCTAATTTCATTTAAATCAATAATTTGTCCTTTTTCAGTTTTAACAGAAATTTCTTTTTGTAGTTTTTTAGTTTCATTTTCTATTTTATTTTCTAAAATAAAATTTATGTTTTGTTTTATATTTGCCGATGTAATATGATTTAAACATATTTTATATATATAATCAGAACCACCAATAGAATCTAAATCATTATTTTTGTTTAGTGTTTTAATTAGTGATATTGTATCTAATTTTAATTTTTCAGAATTTACTTGCAAAATATTTTTATAAATTATTTTGTGCCTATTGTCTATGAAATCATCAATTTTTATTTTATTAATAGTATTTTCTAATGCTTCGTTATCAGAAATAACTGCTCCAAGTACAGCAACTTCACATTCTAAGTTTATCATTTTATAAAACCTCCAAAATCATTATAATTTCTTTTTATTTTTTTTTATATTATAAATTTTACACAAATAACATTAGAAAGAAAATTTACCACGATTTTTTAATCGAAAAGTATATTTTTTAATTCTTGCTCATATATATTTTTAAAATTATCACGAACTGAAACTTCTGGAAATTCAAATGTATAAAAATAATTTTCTAATCTATTTTTTAGTGTTTCATCGATTTGTAAATATTTGGGTTTAATATTAGTTGTTATTATTGTTGGTTTTTTATTTTGCTTTCTGTATTCTATGATGTCATAAAATATATTTTCTTTGTATTCCGTAAATTTAATCATATTTAATTCATCTAAAACTAAAAAACTATATTCTTTATATTTATAAATTAAATCTTGCGAATTTTCTTTAGATTGCATAATTTCAGAAATCATATTGTATGCGGTTGTAAATTTCGCCATTTTGTAATTGTTTAAAAAATAATTACAAATAATTTTCGCCATAAATGTTTTGCCACTTCCTCTAGTTTCAGAAAAAAATATCAATCCATTTATTTTCTCGATTACTTCTTGATTTTTTTCACAGAATCCAATACAACCTTTTTTTATTTTTTCAGCAATATGTTTATTTCCCAAATACACTTCAGTTTCAAAATCAACGAATTCCAAAACAATATCATTTTCTTTTTGTTTGAATTTACTCAAATGATTTTTAACATTTTTATAATAATTTTCCGCACTCAAAATAGTTTCAACCTCTGTACAACTTTTTTCTTTCTTTGTTTTTGTTGAATCGTATTTGTCTTTTATTTTTTCCCTAATTTGTGAAGGTAATTTATTTATAAAACTATCAACTTCCTGATTTATTCTATTCAATGACATATTATTCTCCTCTTAAATTAATTTATTAATTCTTGTTCTTGTCTTCGTTTTTCTAATTTTAATTTGCGATTTTCATAAAATTTTTTAAAAATTTCAATTTCTTCTTTCGTCCTAACCGATTGACTTGAAATTCTAATCATATTTTCAGGTAACTCTTCTTCGGTTTTAATATTTGCTGTTTTTGCTTTATCTAATCGCTCCTCAATTTTTGTTATTCTAGTAAGTCCCTCAAATGTTGTGTATTTATTTTTAATCATAAATTCATCATTTTTATAAAATTCTAATATTAATTTAATATCATTTAGCGAATAACCTTTTTTAATTATATTTTTAATTATTTTTTTTCGTTGTTCTGTAAAAACTTTTACTGGCACATAACCATATTTTTTTGCATATTGATTATAAGTTTCAAAAAAATCCAAAAATAATTTTTCTTCGTTAGAAGAAAATATTGGGTTTTCTTTTTTATTTATTTTTTCTTTTTTATTATTTATATCTTTTTCTTTAACTTCTTTAACTTCTTTAACTTCTTTAGTAGTTCCTAAATCGTGTCCTAAATCGTGTCCTAAATCGTGTCCTAAATTTTGAACATTATTATTTTGTGTAGTCTCTAAATTAATGATTAAATCTGAATTTGTAGTGCCTTGAATGTGTCCTAAATGTGTCCTATCTTCTGTCTTATCTTCTGTCCTATTTTCTGTCCTATTTTTTATGATAAATTTAGTATAAGTTTTCGTAGTTTCTTTTTCAATTAAATCATATTTAATTAAATTCTTAATCGCTGTTTCAACTTGTATTTTTGGCATTTTTAGTTCTTCAACTAGATTTCTAATACTTGTAATCAATTCGCCTTCCTTAACATCAATTTCTCCCCATTTTTTATCTTCCCAGTTTGATTTTAATAATAAATGTATATATAATTCCTTTGCATTTTTATTTAAATATATTGGACTATCTAAAATATCTCTGTATAGTTTCACGAAACCGCAATTCATCTTATTCCCCCCTTTCTAATCCAACAATCCTTGTTCTTTTAGAAAATCAAGTATCAATTTTCTAAAATTTATGTTTTTTTCTTTTAGATTCTTTTGTAAAATTTCATAATCATCTTTTTTAACACAGATTGATTTTGTGATATATGTTTTTTTTCTATATTCTATTTGATATTTATACGGGTCTTTTTTCATTTTAATCTCTCCTTTTTGTTATATCGTTATTATAATATCGAGATTACTAAAAGTCAAGTATAAATTTTTTTGAAATAAAAAAAACGACTTTTAAAGTCGCTTTAATTTAATCATTAAATTATATTGAACCATATTAAAAATTTAGCAATGAAAATAATATTACAAAAATAACAAAACTCTGTATTTTTTAGTGAATATATTAAAAACAAAACAAACTATAACTAAATAAAGTTTTTTATAATTTTTCTTTTTTTAGAATTTATATACCAACCAAACGAAAGAGAAAAAAAGAAAGCCGACTTCATTTAATTTTTTATATATATATTTTTGAATAAATATATTATAACTTATTTTTACCTAAAAGTCAAATATTTTTTTTTAGAAATTTTATTTTTGCTTTTGACTTTATTATATTATTATATTATTATATTATTATATTATTATATTATTATATTATTATATTATTATATTATTATATTATTATATTATTAAGATAAGGGAGTATATTTATATGCTGAGTTTATTAATGTCGATAATTTTCTTATATTTGCAAAAATATTTAATATCTACAGTTTTTTTATTATTTTTTGCATTTGGAAGGTTATATAAATCTTATTGGAATAAAAAACACATTATCTATTATTTTCTTGGTGATGATAATTATAAAAATTATAAAATAAGAAGAAATATAAAAGAAAAAATAAGCAATTTGATATTTAATATAATAATCGATATATTGATTATATTAAATCCAATAGTATGTAAAATATTTTTAATATTAAGCATATTTTTTACAATATCAAGTTTTATAGTTAATATATATTTTGAAAATCAATTAGAAGAATTAAATTGCACTAAAGAAGAACAAAAAGAAATATTGGCAAAATTAAAAAAGGCAAATAAAAATAAATGAAAAATATGAAAATTAAGAAAGGAGTTCTATATGAAATTTATTAGAAAAAATTTTTATTTTATAATAGGTATTATATTAGGGTTAACTGGTTTTAAGATGATAGGATTATTATTAATTCTAATATCACTAAATAGATTAATGATGACGGCAGTAAAAATTCCTAAACTTGTATTTGATTATTTCGAAGATAAAACTGAAGAACTTGTATTTGATTTTTTTGAAAATAAAACTAAAATTGATAGAATAAAAGCAGAAAAAAGTAATAGTATTAACATTTATAGATTTATTTCTCTTTCACTTCTTCTTATTATTTGCAACATATTTAAATTTATTGGAATTATATTAATAATTATATGTATAATAAGCATAATATCATTAACTGTGGAATGGTCTAATAATTTGATATTACTTAGAAAAAAATATGAATTTGAGTTACCTACTGATTGCGATTTAGAAGAAATAAGAAAAAAATGTGAGATTAAAAAAATGTCTATTAATATTAATTCTGCAGATGAGGAATTTGCGGTAAAATATAAAAAGTTTTTTAAGTAAAAAGAAAAGGATGATAATGAAGATGGGCATAATAAAAAGAATGACTAATATTTTTAGAGCAAAAGCAAATAAAATAATGAACGAATTAGAAGATCCAATTGAACTTTTAGACCAAAAAATAATTGATATGGAAGATAATTTAAGAGATTCTGTTGTTTCTACAGCACAAGTTTTAGGAAATATTCACGAAATGAAAACTAAAATGGACGAAACAAAAAAGGAAATTGAAGATTTAGAAAATAAAATTACATTTGCTTTATCTAAAAATAATGAAGAATTAGCGAGAAAAGTTTTACAGAAAAAAATGGAACTAGATACAAAATATGAAAATTTAAAGAAAAATTATGAAGAAGCAAAAGAAAGAGGAGAAACATTAAAATCAAGTTTAGAAAAACTAGAAAAAGAATTAGAAAGAACTAAATCGTATAGAGACGAAGCAAAGGCAAGAATGTACAATACTACAATTTCATCAGCAATTAATGAAATTATTTCTGATGTTAGTTCAAAAGTAAATAAAATTAATATCGACGAAATAGAAAGAAAAATTCAAAAAAAAGAAGCATATTCAAAAGGTTTGGAAGAATTGAAAGGCAAATCCATTGATGAGGAATTCGAAGAATTAAATAAACTTGATTTAAATTCTGAACTTGAAAAATATAAAAATAAACAATAATAAAAGGCAAATGAAAATAAATGAAAAAGATGAAAATTAAAAAAGGGAAGTGAAAATAAATGAAAAATATGAAATTATTTATTGCTATAACTGTAATTTTGCTTTATCGCTTATATCATAAATACAAAGTTTTGGAAGAAAAAACTAATGATATAATTTATAAGCATAATAAATTGGTTGATAAATATGAAAAAATATTTGATGTAGTTAAGATGCACGATATAGAAATTAAATACATTAGTAAAGAAATTAAATACCTTAATTAAGAAGAAATTTAAAGAGATGTATAATATGCTGAAATGAAATTCGAAAAAAGACTACAAAAAAATAAAAGATAGGATTTAAATTCTATCTTTTACATATTTATATAAATTCCATTATTGTTTATTTTGATTTTAATTTTACTGTTTTTTATACATCTTTTATTAATTACTTTCGAACTTATTTGAAAAAAATTCACGGATAGACAATTCATAAAAGTTAAAATTTGAGAATTAGTTCTATAATTATTTGTTATTTGATTAACAGATAACGGATTAAATAAAAAACTCAGAAAATGTTTGAAATTTGATTTTAAATTAGCACCAAAATCTGAACTATTAACAAATTTTATAGAGTTAATAAAATTAGAAAATGGGACATAAGCATCCCATTTTTTTTGTGTGGAAGGGTCAAAAATTGTTAATTTTAAAAAATAAACTTCACACATAAAACCCCTCCTTAATTTATAACTATTGTAATTTTATTTATTATCCAATAAAATCCACATACATATTTTGTGCATTGTTTAAACCTAAAATTGAGCCAGTAGAATTGAATTGTTGTTCATATGAATAAATAGATTCTGCTGTTAATTGAGCATATTTATCAAATTCAGGTGCAATATAGTCCATAAATGTTAACATTTGTGTTGGAGTAGTGTAAACTCCAGAAATTGCTGTTGCATCTCCCTCTGAAAATAATAATTGAAGGAATGAAAGGAAATTTGCTTGTTGAGTAGCAACCGCTGTGTTTTCATCCCCTAAAACATTTTTAAGAGAAGTATTTGCATAAGTAACTGCAGTATCAACAGAAGCAGTTGAAGGTGTAGCAGTCCAAGTTGTTGCTAAAATTGGGTCTACAACATTTAAAGTTATAGTTAAAACAGATGGTATATTTACTGTGCTAGAATATGCCATAAAAAACCTCCTAAAGTTTATATTATTATTAATATTTTTAATAAAAAGTATTCTTGCTCAAAATTCAGCAATTAAGAGCAAGTACAACATAATTTTCCTAAAAATTCAAAACAATTTGTTTGATTTAAAGTAAAAAGGGGATTTGTTCCTTGAAGTTCGTCCCAACCAGCATAAATACTTGTAGGATTTGTAGCAGAAATCCAACCGCTAGTAAATGTTTGATTTGTTATGCCATTATTTTGTTCAAAAATAGTAGTAGTTCCAGTAGTTGCTCCAAATTCTGTATAAACTCCAATAACACCTTTTCCAGCGGTATTTTGAAAAGTATTATTAGTAATAACAATAAATTCAAAAATAGAATTGTCAGGCGAACTAAACAGAATCGGCATATTACCTTCCAAATTAGTTGAATTTCCAATTATAAATAATTTGAAATCATTTCCCTTGAATTCTTCAATACCTAGAAAATGTCTTAAAGTAAAAGTTCCAGCGAGTTGTGTGTTATTTTGCAAGAGTAAAGTTCCAGATAAATCCCAAGAAGGAACTGTTATATTGCTAATACTCACGAACCAACAACGACTGTCTCCACTACCAGTTGTGAAAGTATTATTCGCTATTATATAATCATTTTTTATATTTTTAATAAAAATATATCTAAAAGAATTATTTAATTGAGGAGAAGCATAATAAAATTCACAATTTGTTACTTGAAGTCCAGCAGAATTTGAAGAAATTCCAAATTCATTAACTCCAATTTTGCAATTGTCAATATACACATCCGTTAATAGTGCATTTCCAATAACAATACAAGTCTCAATAGACAATGTTTGTTGATAAGTCATTCTAATTTCAAAATCTCTAAAAACAAAAGTTCCGCTTGATGGACTTACATTAAAAATATATGGAACTCCACTAACAGGAGGAGCGGTCATTTCAATAACAGTTCCTACTTGCCCTCTAATAGTTACAGGGGTAAACATACTTAGAGATTGTGTGACAGTAAAAGTTTCATTAGCATTTAATAAAAGTTCATCACCAGCAGATGCCACAGCATAAGCAGAAGCAATTGTAGTGTAAGTTTGTCCAGTTCCAACTAAAATAGTATTTCCAGTTGGTTGTGGAATTTCTTTTATATTTGGAGCGGTTGGAAAAACTGTTCCAGTATTAGCAACTTTTTTATAAAGACTACAAGTGCTAATTTCTAAAACAGTATCACCAATATTTCCTATAGAGCAATCTAAAGTTTCGCTAGTTGCCAAGAAACTTGCTCCATCTTTACCATTTTTCCCATCTTTACCATTTCTACCAATACTAAAATTATTATTAGTAGTTTTTGCAATTATATTAGTATTCATATACTAAATGTTATTTATTTTAGTAACAGTAATAGAGGCATTTGGAACATTTGGAATAGCAGGTAAAGTGATTGGATTTTCTGATACATTAACAAAAGTTATTTGGTCACCAATTGCTAAATTTAATAATGTTGCTGGAATAACAACTTCACCAGTTACTGGGTCAGCGGTTGTTATTGTTTGTGAATTAACAACACCATTAACAGCAATTGCAACTTTTAATTCGCCTTGTTGTTCAACAGGAATTGTAATTTTTCCTTTTACATTTGCAGTATAAGAACCAGCACATTTTATAACAACAGCAGTAATTGCTTCAAGTTGATTGTTGAAAGGTGGTAAAGTTTCAAAAACTTTAGGGCAAGATGGTTCTAACCCAATAAAAGCAGGTGCTGGATATACCAAATTACTAAATGTTATTGCACCATTTACTGGTACAGTTAATTCTAAATTATTTTGTAAATTAATAGAAAATGGGCAACCGCCATCATTTTGTCCTTTATTTGCTAAAATTGTTATACCGTTAGGTGTTTGTTTAACTATAACTCTACTCATAAATTATCTCTCCTTTTAGTTATTAGCAATTATTTTTAAATCATCACTTTTTATTATAATTTCTTTATTACTACCGCAATTTGAACCGTTATTAGCAATTATTTTTGTCATATCAATTCTACCTCCTCTACCGATTCTTGTGTTGATGTATTCAAAGCGATTTCTAACTTTTTTTTAAGTTCTTCATTCTCTTTCTTTAATTCATCAATTTTTTTTAAAGCATCTTCTAAATTTGTTATACCCATTATTTCCACTAAAACTCCAGTAGGTTGCCCCAATTGTTTTGTATTGAAAAATTGTCCTCCAATTACATAACTTTCAGGATTAGACAAATTTAAATCAAATCCATTAACATTGTTATATCCAGTTGGCAATAGATTTTTTTCTTTATGAATCTTCAGAACTTCTTCAAAAATTTTATCATCTAAATTAGAAATAACTATTACATTGTAACCTTTTTCTAATTTTGCTTTCATTTCCTCTAAAACTTTTTCATTTAACATTACAGATTTTTCATCGTATTTAATTACAATTCCATTTTCTGCGACTATATAAAAGTTAGGTTTTTCAGGATTTACATTTGATAAATCTTTATAATTTCCCATATTTACACCTCCTAAATTATTTTATAAATTTCACTTCTTATTTCTTTTACTTCATCATAAATTAAGTGTAAATGTTCGTGGATTTTATGGTCAATTTCCCAATTCAAGTGACTTGTAGAATAATCATCAAGACATAAAATATTGTTAATTTTACATAACATTCTTTTTTGTTTCATAATACAGTCAATTAACCATTCAATTTTTTTAAATATAATTGGACAATTCATAAACTCTTGTTTTTTATCCAAAATACCTTTTATAGTTTGTTCAAACATTTTATTTGATAATTCAAAGAAATCTTTAATATCTTTTGGAGTAACTAATTTTTCATCTACATATTCTAAATCACAAACTAAGCAAACATCATAATAATCAATAGTTTTTTTAGATAATTTATTCATAAATTTTAAGAAATCATATGAAATGTTTTCTGTTAATCTTGCTAAACCCCTAAAAAAACCTCTTCTAAATTCTAAATTACTTTTACTTCGCAAAAGATTAGGCAAATTAGAATAGAAATGAAAATTTAAATTTAAAATATTATATATTTTTTGTAATGAACTAATTTGTTCCTTCGTCATTTCCATCTTCTGTCTTCCTTTCCGTTACTTCATATTTTTTTACAAAATATAATTCTAATTCTTTTTCGTTTTTAAATTCCTGTCGTCCTATTTTATCAAACAACTCTGAATATTTTTCTCCAAATTCGTATTTAAAAATCAATTCCATTGCCACGGATTGCTGAAATGTCCAATTAAATAATGTTATGTATTCATCAATTTGTGGGTTTTTTAAAACATTATCCGCTATGACATCTTTATTTTCTGTAAAAATTTTTTTAAAAGTAGGAACAAGTTCTTTCCAATTATTTTGTAAATAATTAGCAAGATTATTTTTTATAAAATCGCCTATCATTTTATCTCCAAATGCCATAAACTACCTCTTGTTTCCTTTATTTTCATTAGGACTAGAATTAGATGTTAATTGAATTAACATTTCTTTTATGGAATTAATATCTTGCGATAAATTTTTAACTTCGCCCTCTAATTTTTTTACAGGTGCAATAGGATTATTTTTATTTTTAACGAATTCTTGGAAATCTTTTTGTTGTTCAGCGAGTTTTTGGTTGTATAAATTAAAAATTTCTGTAATTTCTTTATGCCTCTCAATATAAATTGGGTCAGAATTCACAAACTCTTCCTCCAACTCCCTCTGTTTTTTTATTTCTTCTTCTGTAGGTTGCTGTGGTTGAGGGTGTTCTTTAACCAATTCTGGATTATTAGGAATACCTAAATTATTTTTAGGTGTTCGTAAAGTTTGTATTATATCCCTTCCAGCAGTAGCAATTTCCGTCCAATTTATTGTTTGCCAAAAACTTGTTGGTTGTTGCTTAATAGGTTCAGGATTTGGTACATTTTCTTGAATTATATTTTCTTCTTGATTTTGTTTTTCTCTGTTTATTTTTGGTACTGGCAATTTAAAACCCCCTAATTATTTTTAACTAAAAAAATAAGTAGGTTAGGCAATAATTGCCGTGCCTACTTGATTATAAATATTTATATGGATAATATAAATTAATTAAACTAAATTTCCGTCTCCTTGGTTTATATTAACATCAAATGGTTTTCTCATACTATATCCTGTATTATATGCCATATCTTTTTGAGTTTGTGCATTTTGTGCGAATAGTGTTAATTCAGATTTTTTAGTTGTTAATTCAGCATTTTTAACTAATCCAACAACAGCACCACCGATTAATAAACCACCTATTGTTAATATTGAAGCAACAGCAGTTTTAGATGCTCCATCTCCTCCATTTTGTACAACTAATACTTTACCATCTGGACTTACAGATTGTGTTTCCAACATAATGATAACCTCCCTAAAATTTTAATTAAGATTTTAGACTTGTTTTTTGTCTATGGTTTAATTATAAAATATAAATTTAGTTTCATTTTGTATGGTTTTTGTACTAATTATGTATTGATTTTGGATTGTGGGGTAGTTTATAAAAGCGACTTCTAGAGGTTTATTTTTTAAACTAATAGAAGTTGATAAAAACAAAACATAATAATGTAAGATAAGATAAATTATAAAAAGCAAAAAATATAAAATTTACTCTTTACACTTTTTCACTAAAAGAACTTAACAAACTGAAAAAACTATGATATTATATATATAAACAAATATAAAAAACACTTAAAGGAGTAATAGGATATGAAATATATAAGTTTTACAACAAATGATGATTTTCACCGTGAATTAAAAATTTTGGCACTACAAAATAATAAAAGTTTAAAAAATTATATACTTGATTGTATGGAAAAAGAATTATTTAGACAAACAGGAAAAGATATTAGTTATGAACTGAAAAAATGTGAATAAAAAAACATTAGGAGCAAATTTGATATGACTAAAAAAGAATTAAATCAATATCATAAGGAATATCAAAAAAAATATTATGAAGAAAATAAAGAAAAGATTAAAGAAAAGAGAAAAATGTATTATGAGAAAAATAAGGAAAAAATAAAAAAGTATTCTAAAAAATATTATAAGAAAAACAAAAAAAAACTAGATAAATATAATAAAAAATTATAGAATTAAAAATAAAGAAAATTTGAAAGAATATTGGATTAAATATGGAACAGAAAACCGTACTTTAATAAAGAAAAAAAGAATTGAAAGAGAGATGAGAAATAATGATAATGTCAAAAAAAAGAAGATAAAAAAGATAAAGAGGTAGTGAAATACGACCAACTCAGCAAACGGAAAATAACAGTAATAAATGAAAGTTGACTATAAGTAGCAAATTAGAAAAAATGAGATATTAAAGAATTTAGGCATACAATATAAAAACAATGAACAATGGATTTTGAAAGCAAAATATAAAGATAAAGGGTATGCAGTTTCTAAAACTTTTACAATAGATTCTGAACCACCAATAGTTAAGATTAATACTAGGTGGACACAAAGGGGTAGGGAATTTTTATACTACAAATTAAAAGAAAATGGTATTTTGCCTATAATAGAAAAAGCACCCCAAATTTAATTAGAGTACCTATCTAGAATTTTTAACATATTATTTTTTTTATTAACTATACCATCGTAAGAATATCCCAATTTAGTTGCAATTAAATTTAAGGGATATTTTTTTTTGTAATACATTTCACATATATTTTTGTATGTTGGATACATATCAAATATACTTTCTAAAATTCCAGCGAAATCATTTTTTTGTTTTAAAATATAATATTTTATTATTTTACTTTCTATTTGTGAATATTTATTTTTTCTACCAAGTAATCCGTTTGGAGAGTTTGTATTAATATTATAAAATTCAATTGTATTCAAGGCAATAATGATAGAAAAAATAATTTCTAAAAATAGATTATTAAATGTATGTGCAAATATTAGAAAGTTTAAAACATATAAAAAACTTAAAGAGAAGCAACCTAAAACGGTTGAGTGTATTACTTTATACGAAACATTCGCCTCATTTTGAAGATTTTCAAATCTATCCCTAATTGATGTGAATAAAAATATAAATAGTAAAAAATTTGAAAATAAATTAAATTTAAAAGCAATATAACCATAAATGGCAATCCACATAAAAAACTGAATAGAATTGTAAATATTTAAAAGAATAGAATCTTGTTCTATTCTAAATATTTTATATATTATTTTAGTTATAAACATTGGTATTTCATCTAAAATAAACAAAACGGATTTTTTAAACAAAATAAATTCCTGCCTTTACCCTTTTATTTTGTTGATTATTTCTGAATTCATATTTAAATCATTTCCTTTTAATAAACCAGTCGCTAATTCTCTTTTCATATTTCTCACCACCTTTAATAAAAATTTTTAAGAATAAAATAATATGCATACACCAAAAATAATGTACTCATTGTTGTGGATGCTATTTTTATGAAATTCATATCTTTTTTTTGTAAATTTTCAGTATATTCTTTGTCTAATACTGCCCCAATTAAAATTAAAGGCAACCAAGAATATATTATTGAATAAAAACCTTGGTATCCAATATTTAAATTATTAAAAATTATTTTTTCGAAGAAAAGTTTTAAAATAATTATAATATTTATCCTAAACAAAACATAATCTATTCTTATTTCAGGATGATTTCTCTTATAAACCATACTGGCAAAAAAAGTCCAAATAAGCATTCTAGCAAAAATAATATAACCGAAATATTCAAAATCGCTTATCATTTCATATAGAATGTAACTTGCATTGCCAACTAAACCAGCAACTAAAAAATCTCTTGTTTTTAGTTTAAAATGGCAAATTGAAAGAAAAAATATAATTCCATTTAAAAAACTAATTATGAAAGAAATTAATATCATTTTATCCATTTATTTTTCCTCCTCTACCTTGTTTTTCTTTTCAGAATTCTTTTTAAATTCTTTTGTAATTTTAAATAGTGTAGGTATATAAAGGAGGGTCAATAAAATGGAAAGTGTAGTTTCAGTATTAATTTCTAGTTCAAACCCAACAGTTTTAAATAAATCACCAACTGGGATAGAACTGTTTTTAATAAAAATATTGATACATAAAACTAGCAAAGCAGATAAAATTATTTGTTTATATTGCAAAATCAGAATTTGTTTATTTTTCGCATCTTTCGATTTTAGATTAAAATCCCTAGTTATAGTCAAAAATAATACAGTGTCTATTATACACCAAAGCACGAAAAAAAGCAAATCCTTTGCTGAAATTATGTGTATGAAAAAATTTTCTATTAATTCTTTAAAAAAGACCAACATTTCGCCCTCCTAGTATTTTATATCAAAAACCGATGCGATTAGTAGGATTATTAAGTGTTGCAAATAGCGAAATAAAACCCAATAAAAAAATAATAGTTTTTTTATTTTTTAGAATAAAATCAGGCAATTCCTCATCATTTTTAGCAGAAAACCAACCCAAAACAATTGCTGAAAAAGTTCCTAACCAAACAACCCAACTCTGAAAACGGATTAAAATGTCCATAAAACCACCTCCTTTTATTTTAAAATTTTTAATACTAACCAAATTAAAAAGCAAATTAAATACAATACAATTAAAAATTTAATAAATTTATAGAGCATATAACACAGCACAAAAACAATTGCTAAAAATACCAAAACTCCCATTTATTCTTTACTTTTCTATGACTGGCATTCTGTTTGTTTCATCCCAAGAAACTTTAAAACCTAATTTTTCTAAATCACGAAGTTTAATATAATTTGTACCAGCATCTAAAATTGAAGAAACTGTTTTTTCTTCTCCATCAAATAAAACTTTAGTATCTTTTGGTGAATTTAATTTTTCAATTACAGGCATTTTTTTATTTTCATCATAAGAAATTTTTAATTCCATTTTATCTAAATCTCTTAATCTTACATAATTTTCTTCCTTTTCTAAAATAGCAGAAACAGTTTGTTCCTTATTTTCCATTAAAACTTTTAAATCTCTTAACATATATTTTTTCTCCTCTTTATTTGTCGTGGTTGAATTTCCAGTAGACATCTCCCATTTCATTTTCACATCATTTGGCATAACATATTTTTTACTTGATATATCACTAACTGTTCTGCCATTTGTAAATTGGCAATGGGGTCTGTCCACAGGGTTTGTCCAATGTCCTCCCCATTCTCCTCCCATTTCAGTCCATATTTTGCCTACTGCTTCAAAAAAAGCAATATCCTTGAATTCTTGTCCTTTAATATTTTTGCAAAAATCGAAAGCGAGGCGATGGTTGTGCAATGATTGTCCACCTCTTAATTTCGTAACTATTGGTCTTTGATTAAACAACATATTTTGGTACTCATTATCGCGATAAGTTGAAGTTATTAATACTGGCAAACCTTTTTCTTT